AGCCACGCTGCTTCGAGATGACGAGTGCGCCGTTGGCTCGACGCTTGCCTGTGATCTCGAACAAGATGCTCATGTCGGTTTCGTGTCGTGTGAGATTCAGAAGATACTCTCGACCTGCGATCTCGACTGTTGCGATGCGCTCGCTCATAGCGTGTGCCCGTTGCGTTCGTCGCTCGTGTCGCCAGCGAGCATGCGCTGCTGCTGAATGTATGCGCTCAGAGTCGCTGCACAGCCCATCAGTTCTTGCGACAGTTGCTCAAAGTCGTATCCGATCGAGTGGTCAGTGCTCTTGTCTCGCATCATCTTGTCAGCGATTCGCATGAGTTGTCGCATGTAAGCGAAATCGCTGCGCACTTGCGCTTTCGTAATGCGCTCGCTCATGTCAGGCACCTGCTTTCACTGCAAGGTATTCATCCATCGTCATGAACTGCCACGAAGGATGCCATCTGCTCTGCGGATGCAACGACCCATCTCGAAACACTCGACTGACCTTGACGATTTGTTCACCGACTGGCAGCGGTGACGGCTCGAATGCACCGCCGAATCCAGTTGCTGCTTCGTGATCAAGTTGAGTCAGAAACTTCTTGCGTGCGACTGCGATAACGACACATTCGCCCATGCCAGCCTTTGAGTAAATGCGATCGCCTTTCTTCCACTCGTGTGTCATATGTGTGTCCCCTTTCGTTGATGTCATACTGACAGCCTAACGCCATCTGGCTAACTTTGTCAAGTCATCCAAATAGTCAATAGGTACACGGTTTCTGCTACGAACGAATGTTCGCTTGCAGCGCACTGAATGTGCGACCAGCCATGCGCTTCTTGTAGTGCGGAATGTTATTCGCAGCAATCCCGATTCGCTTCGACGGCAGCAATACGCACAGCAGATCGTTCGCCGCCTGACTTTCGTAGCCTGCTGCTGTCAGCGTCTGCTCGTCAGGAAACACATCAGCGTGTCGCATGTCGTCAGTGATGAGATGATCTTGCGTGCCGCCCGTGCTTGCGAGCCAACGAAAGTTGTGCGGCAGCGTTGCCTGCGAGAGCATCGTGATCTCTTTCGTGTACGCATAGAACAGCAGATGCTGATGTGCGCTCGCTATCGTCAGCCAGTCGTCGAGATACCAGTCGGCGAAGAAGTCGCCGCTGTCGTGAATGCGGATCGCTGGCGCACCGCTGTCGCACCATTCACGCAGCCAGTCGTCTGCGATGTGTTCACGCTCGATCGGCACGACTCTCGCTGCTCGTCGTTTCGTGAAGCGTGTCTCGTTCAGTTCGCTGATCATGTCGATGCGCCACTGCTCTCGATCGTCGATGACTCGACGCAGGTTGCGTGTGTGCGCTGCGAGCACATTCGGGAAGAGATACGAGCCGTTTCGTGCGTAGCAGAAGCGTGCGCAGATGCCTGCTGACGGGCAAGTGCTGATGCGTCTGCCGTCTTCGAGTTTGACTGTGAACGCAGGTATCGACCAATTCCAAATCAGATGCGGTCGCAGTTCACTGTTCTGTGTCAGCAGCGGCATCATCGACCTGTTCAGGTAGCGGTTTGAGTATCTGATAGACGGCGATGCCGTCACGCATCTCGACGAACGAGATGAATCCGTCACGCTCTCGATCGTCGAGCCACAAGCGAAGAGCGTCGTCGTCGCTCATCGTCACAGTCGGCGGTCTGCGATCAGCATCAAGATGAACGCTGCGGCAATCGTGCCGAGCAGCAGATAGTCGGCGAGCGTCACGGATACAGTTCCCCGTCGCCACGATGCCGTGCGACCTCTTGCGCCATGCGTTGCACGCTCGTTTCGAGTTCGGTGATGCGTGTGACGAGCGCATCTTCACGGGTGCGCAGTGATGCGATCGTCGCCAGCAGAGCGTCACGCTCTTCACGCAGTCTCTCGATGCTGGTCTGCGCATCAGAGCAGCGTGCCTGCCACTCGATGACTTCAGCCAGACGCTCGTTGCCTTGCTCGCTCATCTCTACGCCGTTTCAGTTCCTTCTCTAACGCTGCGACCGTCGCCAGCAGCCGCTCTTCGTCGAGCCTGCCGACCGCCACCCGTCGCAGAAAGTGTACGGCATTCGACAGGTCTATGTCTCGCACTAGCCGTGCCCCTTTCTCGTGAGACGCAGAGCATAGTCACCACGACCACCCGATTAGGTTGCGCTCTCTCGCTTCACGACACATGATCGCCAGACGGGTCGAGTACCGATAGCCGCTCGACAGTGGCAGCGCATCGAGTGTGAGCAGCACGCTGCCTGTGCGAATGCCGTCAAGCAGGTCTTCGTCTGAGACATCATCGAGCATTCGTTTCATCGTGCGACCGCCAGCAGCATCTCGGCGACTTTGCGATCTTCGAGTTCGGTCACGCCCGTCATCGTGTCGAGCATGTTTCGTTCGATGATCGAGCGACCTCTGCGAGTCGGTTTCATGTGCTGTCGCCATGTGTTCACGGTTTGCACTGCGCCGAAGCCCGTGTTGCGGAACGGTGCGCAACGAATGTCGGTCTGCCACATCTGTCGCATCGTGTTGCGCATGTTCTCGGCACGAGTCTGAGACTGCTTGCTCTCACGATCGTCTGACGGTGCGAGTATCGACAGAAACTTGTCGAACTGCCTGTCGGACACTTTGACGCTCATCAGTTTCTCGATCTCTGCTGCGAAGTCTTCGCCGATGTTCTGAACGATCTGAAGTGCGTCTCGTGCGCCGCCGAGTCGCAGCAGACTCTGACTCGTGTGCTTCACACGGAACTCTTGACCGACTTCGTTCAGAGCCTGCGCACGGGTATTGTCGCAGACCACGATCGTGCAGGTGCGTTTGTAGAGCGTTGCGATCTCACCGTTGAACGATGTCGTCGCAAGCAGATGCGGTCTGAACTCGACACCTGCGACTTTCCACGAGTCAGGCATCTCGACCTGCACCCATGCGATTGCACCGTTCTTCAGCAGCCCTGCCGAGCCGATGCTGAGGTCGTCGTCAAGCAGATTCGCTACCTGCTTCAGCAGCCATTCGTCGTATTGATGAGGCACATACGCTTTCGAGAGCACGCCGAGAACCTGATAGGTGTCGTTTCTGACGATCGCTTGTCGATTTGGCACTTCGATGTCACGCTTCACGCCTTTGTCGAGCGGCTGCTGGATGAACATCGGCATCTCGACTGCGTGCCATGCGAACAGACGACGACGCACATCTTCGACGGGTATCGCACCGTTGTAGTGATTCGATTCGTCGCCTTGTTCTGACTTCTTGTAGTGCCATGCTGTGCCTCGCTTGTCGGTGAAACCGACGAGCACTTGCGTGTTCAGATGGCTCAGTGTTTCTCTGCTCATGTCGTCATTCTCTTTCTTGTGGGTTGTTATCCATGATCTCGAATGAATAGGTCGAGAACTCGCCTTCTGCGCTTCGGTATTCATCTGCTTCGTCGCTTTGCAGCCAAGCGTCGATCTCGTCGAGTGTGTGTGCGCTGAACGCAGGCTGATCAGAGTCAGGCAAGCATCCTGCTGCGCACCACCACACTGAATAGCGGTAGAAGTAGTCGTCATCTGCCCACGGTTCACGCAGGTAGTTATCGTGCAGCGGTTCGACTTGCTCAACATCTGTCGATGCGAGCGATGCCACACGATCATCGACGAGCACGAAGAACACTTCGCCGACATCGTTTGAGGTCACATATTTCGCACCGTTGAGTTCTTCGTAGCCGAAGATCGTGTCGATGCGTGTATCGCAGAGCGAGTCTGCGTGTTCCCAACCTTTCTTGATGATGCGCCAAGTCATGCGTTGCTCGTTTCGTTTCGATAGCGGTTGATGCGACTGATCTCACGACGATGCTGCGCTGCTGCTTGCTCGTGCTCGTCGTAAGCGATCTCGTCACGCCAGAGCCAGCCCGTCAGGAATGATGCGAGCATGAACAGGGCGAGCACGCACATCTGCGCCCAAGTGAATGCGCTCATCGTGACACCTTCGCATTCTGAGCGATCTGCTTTGTCGCAGTCATCGGCTCGAACTTGCTTGTCAGCACCACGATGTCAGAGTCGGGTTGCATGTGCGCTATCTGCGTGAACGCCGAGATGAGTGTCTCGATCGCTGCTGTGTGTCGCAGGTCTTCGTGGTCGTCGCACACGAGAGTCGAAACTGCGACGGTCAGAGTGACCTGCATGAGTTCGTAGTCCCTGAGTGTGACTGACTGATCTTCGTGTTTGTTCTTCACGACTGCACCTCGCTCGGTGTGCTCATCGCACTGCTGAGTTCGAGCAGGGCGATCTCGTCGCTGCGCAGTGCATCGAGCATCGAGTGCAGTTGCATCGTGAGTTCGTGGTAGCCGCCCTCGTCGAGAGTCATGCCGTCGAGTTTGTTCAGATGATAGATCGCTTCTTTCAGACCCCAGCGTGCTTCTCGGTAGTGCTGAATGAGAGGCAGCATGTGCTGACAGTTCTCTTCATCGAGTGAAGTGATGAGATCGTTCACTTCTTGTCGATGTTTCGTTTCTTTGCTCGTAGTCATGTCGGGTGTTCCCTTTCGTGTGTGTTGCTGACGGTCTTCGTCAGTGACGCTTTCAGCGTCAGACTCTGTGACACGGGGCGGTTGTGTTGAGGCGTGCCACAGAGTTTCGACCGTGTGCGTTATTCACCTGCCCTTCTGTGATCTCGTACTGCTTTCTTGATCTTGCGCACTGCTGCGCAGTCGAAGTCGATGACGCTCAACAGGTACAGGTATTCGAGTTTGTCGAAGAACACTTCCCAGTCGATTTGATCGTCGTTGTCGAAGTCAGACTCGAATAGTTCGATGCTGTCGGCGATCATCTCGTCGGTGACATCTGCTGCTTCTTTGAGCATCACATAGTCGTCACGCTTCACGAGCGGTCTTGCGACAGGCGACGAGCATTCGAGTTGCTCGATGAGTGCTTTCATCTCTGCGTTCTTGCGATCGTGCGTCTCTTGCACTTTCGCCAGCGCATCAAGCGGAATCTCGATGTTCGATATCGTCATGTCACTTCGCTTTCTGTGCTGCTCGGTCTGCGTGTGAGTCTCTGATCTCGTATGTGCGACCGTCGCTCTTGCGGAAGATGTCGGCACGCTCGCTGATCATCGTGCGCACTGCGCTCTGCGGCACGCTCGCTGCTGCTGCGATCTCTTTGACGGTGAGCACTGCATAGATGTTCTGTGCTGCCCACTGTCGCAGAGTTTCTCGTGCGTCGAGTCGCCCGAAGATGAGTCGATCACCCTGCTTCGCCCAACCGTCGCTGATGCGTGCTGCTGCGAGCAGCATGCTCATCGTCTCTGCTGGCACTTGTCGGCGCACGCTCGTCGGCACTGCGCCGATGTATCGGGGCACGCCGTGTGTCTCGATCGCTGCTGCGACTTGCTCTGCTGCGGTCATTTCATTCACCTGCGAGCACGAGTGTGAAGTGACGACGAAACTGCTCTGTGCTGAACTCTGACCAGTCGGGATGATCGCCCGTCGCATCCATCAGATTCATCAGCGTGTGTGCTTGCTCGTCTGAGCAGCCCATCACTTCTCGAATCGTCTTCAGTTGATACTTGCTCATGTGTGTGTACCCCTTTGTGTGTGTGTCAGTTTGTGCTGACGGATGTCAGCCTAACACATTCAGCGAACTCTGTCAAGTAGCCTATTTGCTCGGAAACCTGCTGTTTGGCATCTGCTTCGCTGTTCTGTAGCAGGCTCTCAGAGCATCCGAAACTGTGCGCAGTCGTCGTCACGCATCGACGAACTTTCGACGCAACACGCAGCACGACAGTCACGAATCCGTCGAATCTGTATCGAGCCACGCCCACTGCGACCACGCATCGAGACCGACGCTGCGACTGTATGCGACGAGAGCGAACGCAGCACGCAAGTTGATCTGCGCATCGTAGAGATCGCTGCACGACGACAGCACACCGACAGTTTGCAGGTATCCATTCGGATAATAGCGAGACGGCAAGCACCAGAAGCCGTTCACTTGCGTAAGACCGAACGAGCCTGTGTTCGGGTCAGCAAGATTCGTCTGTGTCGGGTCGCAACGACTCTCACGGAACATGATGCGATCGAGCGTCATCATCTCGTCGAGCGTGAACTGTTCTTGCAGTGCGAGCGACCACCACATCGGGCATCGAGCCTCGTCAGGTGTCGGCACGGTGCTTGTCGTCGTGCTGCTCGTGCTCGTCGTGCTGCTCGTCGTCGTCGTGACGATCGCAGCAGGTGCTTCGAGCGACGACGCATCAGTGACGACAGCGAACAGCGATGCGGCTGCGACAAGAATGCTTGCGGTGATGCGATTCATCGTGAGCCTGCTTTCATCTCTCGGAACACAGCGACTGCGGCTGCTTGCACTTCAGGCGAACTTGATGACAACGAGAGTAGCAGGTCATCTTCTGTTCGGTTCGTGTGCACGAACGCTGCTGCGAGCGACTCTGCGCTGCGCACTGCGCTGCTCTTCTCGACGACGACTTGCGGCGTGCTCGTGATCTCGTCTAGCCACCGTTCACCGTTGAGCCATGTCGAGAGATGTGCGCAGTATCGAATCTCGGTCACCGTCGCTTTGTAGCGATCGACTGCTTTCAGCAGCGTGTCGAGCGCAGGCGCATCTTTCGTCTGCATCAGACGATCGAACGCTCGTCGAGCAGCACCTTTCGCCGTCTTGCGTGGATACTGCTTCCACAGTTTCTCGAACGCTTCTGAGTGTGACGGTTCTTGACGATTCAGTAAAGAAGAGTGAGATGCGTCAGAGTGTGACCTATCCGCTGTCAAAGTGTGAGGTAAAGACTGTGAATAGTCAGACTCAGTGTGACCTTTCAGAAGTCGGTATCGCCCCACTTTGCCACGACCGTTGCCTGCTTTCTCGATGACTTCGATCAGACCGTCACGCTGCATGAGAGCGATCGTCTGAGCGACCCAACCCTGCGAGCAGCGTGCTTTCTTCGCCAGCGTGCCGTGCGACGGGAAGCACACACCGTCATCGTTCGCAAAGTCTGCGAGTGCGAGATGCAGCAGCAGTCGCTGCCCTGAATAAGGCGACTGCGCCCACACCCATGTCATCAGCCTGATGCTCACAGCAAGACTCGCAAATGTTCGGCGATCCATCGAGCGACGGGCGCAGCCACACCGTTGCCGCACTGTTTGCATCGTTGCGCATCTGACTGCTCTTGACCTGTTTCTGTGTATTTCGTCCAGTCATCTTCCCAACCCATCAGCCGTTCGCATTCGAGCGGTGTCAGTTTGCGCAGGACAGAATGCTCACCGCTGTCGATCCACAGTTGCTGATCGTTGTGTGCAAGAAGTGAAAGTGATGTCTCGGGCGAAAGCAGAAGACCCTTGCCGCCGCCTGCTTTGCCTTCTCGCTCACGCATAAGCACTGCTCGTGACTGCTGCACTGTCGGCGGCACTTGTGATGCTTTCAGCGTCGGTGCAACATCACTGAACACACCAGCGTTTCTGCCGAACTGTGTATCGAACGCAAGAACAGTCTGCACATCTTCTACATTTGTTGATTCGCTCGTCGTGTGAGTGCTTGCATCAAACGATGCGGCAGCACTTTGTTCCTGCGTGCTGCTCTTCGCAGTATGCCTGCGCATGCGACGGGTGAAAGGTAAGATCGTTGGGGTACTTCGCTCAGCGGAATAAGAATCGAAGAGAGAGATGACGAACACTCTTCGTCGCCTGTGGGGGATTCCGAAGAACTGTGCATCAAGCACTCGCCATTCTGTGACCAGCGACCCTGATTCAGCCAGCGTTTCGATGACTTTCTCAAAGTCGTCGCCTTTGTTTGAGGCGAGTGCGCCTGCGACATTCTCCCAAACAGAGATTCTTGGGTACTTTCCATGTGTTGCCTTTCTTATTTCGTTGATGACTCTTATGCCCTCAAAGAACAAACCCGAGCGACTACCTGCAAGACCTTGACCGTTGCCTGCAATCGACAAATCTTGACACGGACTTCCCCAAATGACTACATCAGGCGTCAGATTCTTTGCATCTAGACACTGCATGATGTGCTCGCCGCTGAGAGTTGTGATGTCATCCCAACGATCAACATGCGGAAAGTGTCGCCGCAGAACTGACGATGCGTGCTTGTCGATTTCGCACTGAAAGACGGTCGTGAAACCTGCTTGCTCAAAGCCGACATCGAAACCGCCGACGCCGCTGAACAGCGAGACGACACCGAAATGCTGTTTCATTTCTGACCCCCTTCGGTCATCGAGATCACTGCTGTAGTGATCTCAGTCGTGTGAACGCTAACGGAATCGACACGAACTGTTCCCCATTTGTGTAAATGGTGTTCTTCGTGATGATGTCAGCCTGAAGCAACCTGTGACCCGACACGACGAGAGCATGCGATCGCTCATCGTTCAGCGTGAAGAAGAATGTCGGCGCATCCGACAGAGCGAACTTCAGTTTGCGTGCCGAGTAGTGCAGCGTCGGGAACGGGAATCGCAACCCTGACCACGCATGCTTCACTTCGACTTCGATGTGATACTGCTCACGACAACGCTCGGCGATGACATCGACACCGAAGCGATCTTCGTTCACTGCTGCTCTGTAGCCCCGTCGCCGCAGCCACTCGATCACCACGAACTTCGCAGAGTCGTCTGCTTCGTAGTGCGTCTCGTCGAACGGTTTGCTGCTCGTCATCGAGACTCGTGCTCTCTAATCAGCGTCAGCAAGTCTGCAAGCACCGACACACGCATCACAGCGAGACCGTCGCTCTCGCCGTCAGGCATCGCAACGAGCACGAACGCCCTGATGTCGCCGAGCGCACGATGCTGCTCTGACTGCTGCTCAGCAGCACGGAATCGTGTCGCTATCGGCTCGATCTGTGCACCAGCCTTGATCTCGACTCTGACTGCGCCGCCCCAAAGTTCTTCGTGTCGTGTGTTCGCACCTGCGATGCCGAGCATCTTGCGTGCTCGTCTCGCTTTGCCGTCGCCTTTCGCACGATTCCGTTTGCCACGAGCGACGGGATCACCGCAGCCCTTCACTCGACGCTTGCCGTCACGACTCGTTCGACCGAGCAGACCGAACTTCGGGCATGCGTCACCGAGCGTGCATCGCTCACGGCGACCTTCGCAGTCACCCTTGCGATCGTCTGCCACGCTTCTTCTTCGCTTTCGTGATGCCGACGAGCGTGTTCATCGAGTCGAAACCTGAGATCGCCATGTCGGAATAGTTCATCATCGTGACAGCCGACAGTGCTTCGTTCAGTTCGATGCCGAGCGCATCGCAGTCGTGCAGCGACACGATCATCAGACCGAGCAGCCAACGATTCAGACGCTCTGAATCGACCATGTGCTCGGTGAGCATCGCACAGATCGCACCGTAGGATTCGTTGTGCGGTGAACCGAGACTGAGATCATCTAAGTCGGGCAAGTCGTCGTCGTCGATTATCATGCTCTGTTCATCCTGCGTCGATGGTACTTGCGTTCGCTCGGTGTCATGCCGCCGAACATGCCCCATCGGTCTTCGCTGACATCGACAGCGATCGCCACAGCGAGACACTGTTCACGCACAGGACACACAGCGCAGAAACTTCGTGCCAAAGCCCATGACTTGTTCGTGAACTTGCGACCTGTCGGGAAGAACACCTCTTGCGGTGCACCGATGCAAGCAGCCTTGCTGCGCCAGTCGATCACGATGCTCAGAACGAGTCTGAGTTCATCAGAGATTCGATGACTTTCGACGCTTCACGAGTCGTCAGCGCAGCGAGCGACTGCACATCTCGTTCGAGCACTTCAGACGCATGCTGAGTCGGGTGCTCGATGTTGCGTTCACGACACAGTTTCTTGATGAGATTCACCTGCTTCTGAGAAGCGACTGCTGCGAGTCTCTGTGCTGGCTGCTGCGCAGGCTGCGCTGCACGCTGCGTCGGGTGCGACTGTTCCCGACTCTCAGGGAACACATCACGCACGATCTGCTCGACATCGACTTGCGATGTCGTCTGAGTCTGCTGCTGTTCGCTGCGTCGGTTCTGCACTTCTTCTCGGCTGGCGATCTGCGGTTCATCGACTGCGAGAGCAGCCATGATCGCACGACCCCACGCCGATGTCTCTGCGTTCATCACTTCGCTGTTGCGAGTGAATGACGACTGCCCGATGACAGGTTCTGCTGCGACGGCGATCGCAGGCATCGGGTCGTTCGGCGAGCGATAGCACGCAGCGGTGTAGATGATGAACTCTCGACCACCGATCTCGACGATGCGAAACGGCTCAGCAGGATTCGCTGGTCGCAGCACTGCTTCGGGGTGTTTCTCTCGCAGTTGTCGGATGCGTGTCGCCACATCGACATAGTTAGAAAGATCGAATGCCATGATTAGTTGTGTCCCTTCGTGTTTGAGAGCCGCATTACACGGCTCGGTTGTGTGTGTTTCGTGTACGCCTTGACGAGATCAGGGTGATCTTGTTTCAGGCTCGCAACATCGAGCGATGCACGCCCTGCTTGTTCTTTCCAAGTGAGCACTTTCGTGCCGTTCAGTGTTGCGATCTCTGCGTCGAGCATGAAGCGTGCGATGTGGTCTTTCGCAGCCTGCTCGATCTGTTCTGCTTGCCTCTTCAGGTCTCGTGCGTCAGCGAGGTCACGCACCCACGAATATTGCTCTTCGGTGATCTCACGCACGACAGGCTGCGCTTTGATGATGTCAGCGATCTGTTCTGCGCTCATGTCGTCGATAAGCAGCGACAGTTCCCCCTCGCTCTCATTATCGACCGCCGTGCAGAACTGCTGCGATGAGATGCGCAGCGATTCGAGTGCCTGTTCGTTGCGTGGTATCTCGTGCGTCGAGATGCTCATGTCGGCATCGAGCACGATCAGATACACGGGGCGATCGAGCACGAGCATCTGCGCCCAACACTGCCAGAGATAATCGTGCGGAACATCTGCGATGCTGCTGATGCGATGTCGTCGTGTCGTCTTCACTTCACCGATGACTGCTGGTGTCGTGTCAGTGCCGACACCGATCGCATCGAGCGTGACAGTAAAGCGATCTTTGCGATACATGGTGCGAGGCGTGACCATCTCGACACCGAGACGACGACCGAGTTCTGCGACGAGCGCAGGTTCGAGAATGTTCCCGACTTGCATCGCTGCGCTTGCTTCGCTCACTTTCGGCTGCGTGCGCTTCGAGTGATACAAGTCGGCACGACTCGTGAACGGTGATGCTTGCATCAACGCAGGTGCATCTGATGCGCCAAGTGTGCATCTTCCGAACTCGTCTCGATGACGAAGCATGAGCCACTGCTGCGACCCGTGCGGCGGTTTCTCGATGAGCGTGATCTGTTTCGATGTCATGTGTGTGTTGCCTTTCGTGTGGTGTGCGTATCAGTAGAGCGCATGGGTGTCGCAGAGTAAGCATGTCAGAAACATCGGTATTTGTTAGTTATTTGGCTGACTTGACAAAGTTAGTTAGATGGTGTTAGGCTGGCATTCGCCAGCACAAGTTGGCACACACAAAGGGGTACACACACATGAAGCGCAAAGAAATCGAAACCGCACAGAGTCGTCACGATTCAGTGACGATCTTTCAGTTCACAGGGCGACACTATTTCGAATGGTGTCGCTTGATGACCGTCGAAGATCACAACGACGAAGAGCGATTCCCGTCTGCAAAGCGTTATTCTTCGCCGAAGCACAACTCGATTCGTGTCGTCGCTGTCGAGCCAATCGATGCAAACGGCAAGCCTGTAAGCGAGTATGACACACGCAAAGTCGCAGCATTTCGAGACATGCGCATCAGTTATGACCTCAACTGCATTCGATGGGAACGAGTCTCGATTACGCAACTGAGTGCGTGCGTGAATCTCACACAGTCATTCGCCGATTATGTGACTGCTGATTACAAACTGCGCAGAGACACAGCAGCGAAACGCCGTCAAGAAGAAGACCGTCGCCAAGAACGAGCAAATCGAAACAAGCAACTAGCGACAGAAGTTTCTCACCGCATCAAACAACTGCTCGGCGAAGCACCCTCATACTTCTATTGCGACAGTGACGGTGAAGTGTCAATCAAAGTTTCGATGCTTGCTGAACTTGTCACGCTTGCAGAGAAAGCGAGTGCGTGACATGAGCGAGACACGCACCTGTGCGCACTGCGCCCGAACATTTGCGACGATCACAGAACACGCAACGCATGTGATCAAAGAACACGACACGGGCTTCATCCCCCGATCGCAGCGACGACTGCGCCGAAACACATTCTGCCCTGCGTGCGCATCCGAAATACCGAAAGACGCAAGCACCTGCCCGTGCTGTGGTCGAGCATGACTGAACGCATCGAGATCATCCGTCGCCCGTCATGGTCGTCACGCAGCACTTTCTTCGCACGACTCACTGACGAACAGACAGGCGAGCATCGAGACTGCGAGCACTGTCATTCGACCCGTGAACTTGCGCAGCGATGCGCAGAGAAGATGCTGAAACAGCAGATGCACTAACGGTGCGTCGAAGTCGGGACACACACCGCCCGACCCGACGCACCTGACCTGCCGTGCCGAAGGGGAAGCGACGACGCAGGCTGTCGTTCACAGTACCTGAACGCTCTGCACCATTCCCACAGGGATGCACAGCACGCTGTCAATCGTCTCACTGTCAGCGATCAACGACTGAGCGACGACGACATGATCACGCTTCACATCTGGAATCAGCCAGCCAAGCGTGTGCACGACGCACGGCTCATCTTCGATCTCGCTGACTTCTTCCCATCCGCTGCTGCTCGAATGAGCATCATGCCAGACGATCAGAACTTTCGAGTGCTTCACCATTTCTCTCGCTTCTTGTCAGCGCAGAAGATCGGTGCTTGCAGCGTTATCCCTTTCTCAGGCACGACGACGGCGAGAGCCTGCTGCGGCGGCTCAAACCCAAAGTTATTCACGAATGCGTACTCGTCGAGACCCTTCATCGAACCGTTCACGATCAGCGACGGCGACGGCAGGTACTGATGCCAGTGACCGAGCCACAGGGTGTCGAACGAGAGACCTGCGGCGAGATACCGCTGCGCTTTGCGTGCACGCAGCCGCATAATCGGTGGATAGATGCCGCCGATGCCGCCGCCGCCGTGCGCTTGATCGCCGTGCGTCAGCAGATGATGCGAATCGTAGATGCTGACGAGCACATCACTCGACTCAGGCACATCAAACGAGATGCGCTTGTCGGCGACGAAATGCCGTTCGAGCATCTTCGCCAGCAGCCAGTCGAAGTTCGTCTTGGCACGCAGTTTCATTCTCGGTTTGCGAGTCATGCGCCCGTGATTACCTGCGACCGCTGCGATGTGCACACGCCGAAACTCGTCAGCGAGCATGTCGATCGCAGCAGCGATCTCGCCAGCCCAATACATGAGAGAGCCGAGCATCGTGTCCTCGTTCGTCTCTGCTAGTTCTTCGTGAATGTCGCCAGAGAAGATGTCGCCACCGAGCAGCAGCACGCAGCCGTCATACTTCATGCCTGCGAGATAATGCCTGCTGATCTTCAGCGTGTTCTCGATCGTCTTGCGCAAACGCATGCGAGCGATCTCACGGTTGTACGCATTCAGCCCATCGACTTCAGCAGGTATCACCACCTCGTCGAGATGCAAATCGGACAGCATCAGCACGAGAGTCGCAGCAGACTTGCTCGCAGGCTTCTTCGGTGTCAGCCACTCGGCACGACCCACAGCAGCAGTCTCGATGCGATCGACGACATCAAGCGTTCGTCGCAGGCTCTCTATCTCGTCGGTCAGACGCAGGTTCTCTGCCGTCGCAGCATCACGCTCACGACGCAGCCGTGCGCTCTCGATGCGCTGTTTCTCGTTGCCTGCGTCGGCGATCTCGTCAGAGAGACCCATAGTGACCGTTTCGATAGTTGCTGATGACCGACTCGCTGAGTCTGATGCCACGCTTCGCAAGCACTCGCCTGATGTTCGCAGCAGGCACAGCAAAGTCGTTCAGCGCAGCGGCGAACGCCGCACGATCTTCTTTGTCGAGCGAGTCTGCGATCTGCCAGATTCGACGACGCTTTACGCCGCCCTGCTCTGACGGTTCATTCTTGATCTCGTCGGCTAACCCTGCCACTGCTGCCCCCTTCGGCGTGCCATTCGATGTGTCTATCTACTTTCTCACCGACTCGATGCACTTCACGATGCAGACCACGAAGCGACTCTGCGACGACACCATGATCACGCTTGTTCTCTCGTCGTGCAGTCTGAATCAGAGCGACCACGATTCCGAACGCACCTGTGATCAACGCAACGATGACAGGCGTAGTCATAAGTCATCAGGTTAGTTGTCGAGCGGCACGATCTGCGACCATGCTTGACGCATCTTCGCAGCATCGTCAGCCATCTCAGGACTTATCTCAACATGCAGCCAGTCCCCGTGAGGTGCGCCCGTGATCGTCTTGACTTCGTAGCGAATCCAGTCACGCCGATCGCAACGCCAGCCACGACCGTGCGGCTCAGGCATGTAATCCAAGATGCATTCGACACCGAGCAGATCAGCGTTCTTGATCAACAGACGACACATGAGCAGAGCAGCCTGCCTGCCGCCGTCACGAATGCCACGAGTCGCATCACCCTTGCCTTTGCTTTGCATGAATCTGTAAGAGAGATCGACGGCTCGACCCGTCGCATGCACGCTCAGCGAATCTTTGCCACGCATGTTGCGCACCACATAGTCGCCGTTATTCCAGAGCGCACCACCGCTGCGCTGCTCGATCTCGGCGATGAACGCCGTCATCCCTGCTCTGCGACCCTTCGCAACCCCGTCGCTCGTGCCTGTGTATCGGCGTGCTTTCACGAGCCTCTACCGAAGCACGGGTCTTTCGAGTTCGCCCACCGCAGCAGCGGCGGCAGAGCGGCGGCGAGCGCAGCCTTCACGAGATCGTCTGGTGCGTAGTTCCCTGTTGCTGCTACTGCGAGCACGGCGGCGAGCACGCTGCGCCCATACGATGCCAGCATCGCTTTCTGTTTCTTAGAGATCGAGATCATCACGCCTCACTGTTATCGCTTGTCGGTGTAGGTGATACGAATACATCGTTCACCGCATCATAGGTATCACCGATGCCTGCGTACTTGCCACGAAATCCATTAGTTGCGGCGTTGTACGAAGTCTGTACGAAGTCGCCCGACAACCCGATGCTGGCGATGAACGCCAGACCTGTCGCTTCATCAGGTGCGTTGTCGTTGCTCACAACGATTACTTCACGAACGATGCCGTTCTCAATGCGGGCGAAGTGTGCCATCACGCCACCGTCAGACTGCCTGAG